CCGCAGGAAACTATGTTTACTCCCTTCCCAGACCGGCCAACTGGAAGTTCACGGCTGACGGTTTCTTGACTTCTGGTGGGTCCCGCTTTATCAGCGCCAACATTTCACAGAAGTGCCCTATCCGTTCAACGTGCCCCACCGCGTGGGTGAAGGTGGGTGGCGCGGAGCCCGTGGCGGCCCCAGCGCCTGTCGAGGCCGAGCCAGAGGTTCAGGTGGTTGACGAGGAGGCTGAACCCGAGGTTCAGGTGGTTGACGAGGAGGCTGAGCCAGAGGTTCCGGCGGTTGAGGAGGCTGAGCCAGAGGTTCCGGCGGTTGAGGAGGCTGAGCCAGAGGTTCCGGTGGTTGAGGAGGCTGAGCCAGAGGTTCCGGCGGTTGAGGAGGCTTAAGAGAATTAGTTCATATCCTAACAATGACGGACCTCGTTAAGCACGTCATCAAGTGTTTCAATAGAGCCAACACATGGAAAACGCGGCTACCAGATACCGTGTTTTCTCTCGAGGGAATGTCAGGTTACAAGACGCGCGTATTTTACAACGAATTGTGCTCTCTAGAATTCGCCGACCGGCAAACAGAATACCTCGAGGTTGGTGCGTGGAAGGGATCCACTCTGTGTTCGTCCATACACGGCAATCCCAAGTGTAATGGAACCGTCATTGAGAATTGGGCCCTTTTTGGCGGCCCCAAAGATGAGTTTGATCATCACGTCAAGTATTTTGGATTTGGGGATCGCTTGACTATTTTTGAGGAGGATGTATTTTCATTTGATATTTCCAAACTAAAAAACCATATTGATATTTACCTATATGACGGGTGTCATGAGGAGATTAGCCAACACAAGGGCATCGCCCATATGTGGCCAGCACTCGCCGACCATGCGATCATCATAGTCGACGACTGGAACGCGCCCCATGTCCGCAAGGGGACATTTGATGGTCTCGAGGCGGTGGGTGCCAATATAATCGAGAAGTTCGAGATCATGTACACACCCGACGGTCAGCACACACCCATGCCTATTGCTCAGCGTGAATTTTGGAACGGAATAGGAGTCTTCGTCGTCTCAAAAAATTCTCAGTAAGAATCAGATATGAAGATCCCACCTTCCAAGTGGGGGCCCCATTTTTGGATGACGCTTCACATAGCCTGTCTAGGATGTCAAGACTATAAAGCCCTTTCTGAATTTGTAGAGGGGTATGTGTATGTGATACCATGTTTGTCGTGCCGTGAACACTTTGAGCAGGTTCTAGTCGAGAATCCAGTCCCAGAGGCGGGCGACTTTTTCAAGTGGTCGGTCGACGTTCATAATATAGTCAACAGACAACTAGGTAAACCCGAGTTTTCATATGAGGACGCATTGGCTAACGTGGTGGCCGCGTCACCACCCCCTCAATTTGATTTCAAAATTGAACAGGTGGGGATCGCCCTGCTCTTGATTATAATTTTGTTCTTAATTTTAAATCGTAAATAAACATAAGATATGGTCGGTGGTATATTTCCAGGACGTCCATTCTCGTTCAACTTAAAGTGTGTTGTTTTCAGCTTGCTTCTTGCTGCGGGTTATTGGTTTGCCCCCCACAAGAATCTCTGGGTCCTCGCGTTCCTGCTTTGGTTCCCGTACATCGCCCTTTCGTGGTACGATTACGCGTATGCGTGCCGTGACAAACTCGATCCGACCATCGTACCCTTTGGCCGTATGTTCTGGCTTCCCTTCAAGCCCCAGGGCTACAAGGATGAATTCCACAAGATGGCCGACGAACAGATTCAGCTCATGAATCGCGTAGATCATCTGGTGGGGTGGACGGTGGTCGCAGCCGCTGTGACGTGGTACCTCCTCGCGACGCGGAAAGGTTAGAGTCCAGAACTTTGATTTCGGTTCATGAACTGCTCAAACTCGGCATTTGGTTTGGTAGGTGCCATCCATTCCGCGGGTATCTCGACGCGTTCTCCTTGGGGTTTCAGGACGTCACCTGGTTTCATTTGCACGAGGTGAAATTTACATGCACCACGCTCCTTCAATGGCCTCCCGCAATTCCACGCGTTACACTTGGCCTCGAAGACCGCCCCAAGGTCTTTTGCCCCACTACCCATATTGAAACGGATTTCAGATCGCAAGGTCCTCGGAACCTCTTTCAAATGTGAACTGATGGACGTCCGCATGTCCCTGAACATTTCAGACTGGAGAAAGCTGTTGAGGACGGCCTGTGTGAACGTTTTAGCCTCGAGGAAGTCGCGGCAGGCCGGGTTATGGTCCCGAACCCACGTACAGTACTTTTCGAACCGAGGCCACGACTCCTTGAGCAGGGGAGCCACCTGGTCCTGCATGACTCGATTCCAGTAGACGAGAACAAAGTCGCTCGGCGTCGCCCTGACGGCCTCACCATCCTCCATGTAATAAACTTCGGGAGTCGCCACATTGGGCCAGGCTGCGAACCTGTTCAGATCATTCAGCTGGTTGAAGATGTGACTGGCGACGTGACGGAATCGAATATGCTCATTGAGAGACTCCACGAGCTCAGTCAAGTCCAACGACCCAATGTTAGGTGGAACGTACTCAATATCCCGCTCAAACTTGAATGGGACCCGTGAGTCGCATGGGTTCTTGCGCCCCTTGTGACGGTCCAGCTTCGCCTGAGCCCTCGACAGAAACTTCGGGTCCGTGAACTCCTGGAAGCAGCTCGGACACTTGACAGAAGCGACCATCTCTACTATGCTCCAAGAAAAAAAACCTTCCCGACCCCTCCATGGCCTGGGGAAAAGTTATTGTTTTGGGACAGAAGGTCAGAAGGGGTCCGAGTCTCGGGTCTCCATCGGGTATGTCCTCCATGTGTACCCGGCACCGGCCTGATGGTGCACACTCGGGCTCGGAACACCATGCGACTTCACACGATCTCATATCTATCTATAATTCATCCTGGTATTTTTAAGTTTCCAGAAATGTCAAAGGGGAACACTATATATTCTAAAGTTATGGAAGACGAATTGACATAATATCAAATTGGGTGTCACACTACGTTTTAGGATTGCGTCACTTTAGACCCGGTAGATTTTCAAGTTTCCAGAAAAGTCAAAGGGGGGGAAGAACACTATATATTCTAAAGTTATGGAAGACAAATTGACATAATATCAAATTGGGTGTCACACTACGTTTTAGGATTGCGTCACTTTAGACCTGGTGGTAGTTCGCAAAAATTAGGGTCTTGTGCCACACACTGACCTAAAGGCGACAATTCCTAATAAGTTAATATGAGCTATGAACGGCTCACACATGTGGAACATATCCTCAAACGCCCCGACACTTATGTCGGATCCCTCCCTCCCGAGTCTTCCTCCTATTGGATTCGAGATGGGGAGCGTTTCAAGCTTTCTGAGCTTTCTGCTTCACCTGCGCTGGTGAAAATCTTCGATGAGGTCCTTGTAAATGCTATAGACGCTCACAGCACACACCCCAAGAAGGTTTCCAAGATTGAGGTTGTTACCGGTAAGGACTTTGTTTTCGTTCGAAACTACGGCGTATCTATCCCAATCAAGAAACACGAGACTGAGAAGGGCACCGACGGTAAGCCTATTTGGATCCCGGAGCTCATCTTTGGGCACCTTTTGACGAGCTCCAACTATAATGACGAGGAGCAGCGCGTGACGGGCGGTCGCAACGGCTACGGCGCCAAGTTGGCGAACGTATTCAGTTCGAAATTTAATATCAAAATTAGTGACGGTAAGAAGATCTACATGCAAACTTGGACCAACAATATGAGCAAGGTTGAGCCGCCAACAATCGTCACCTCGACAGACAAGATCTGTCCGTATGTGTCCATCACTTTCTATCCAGACTTGAAGCGCTTCGGGGGTCCGGGCGACTTTGAGAAGCTCGCGGAGAAACGCGCATGGGACACGGCCATGTGGTGCTCAAAGGCTCAGGTCTATTTCAACAAGGAATTGCTCAAGGTTCCGAGCCTGGAGGAGTATGCTCGGATGCACACCGGTGACTTGCCTCTGGCCAAGATGCACACCGACTCATTCGACATCATCGTAGCCCACTCAACGAGTGGGGCGTTTCAGCAATGTTCATGGGTCAATGGCATCTGTACGACCAAGGGAGGATCGCACGTTGACAAGGTGGTCAAGGCACTGGTAGACGAGATATCAAAGGATAAGCGGTGTATGACCCTCAAACCCGCGCAAATCAAAGCGTCCCTGTTTGTGTTCGTCAGGGTCGTAGTGATCAACCCCACATTTAGCAGTCAGGAAAAGGCCGAGTGCACTTCAAAAATCACAGAAGTGATAGATTTAAAACCAAAATTCATAAAGGACATCTTGGCTTCTGGGGTTCTGGATGATCTCATTTCAAAGGGGAGCATCTTGGTGACCAAGGAACTGAAGAAAACCGACGGCTCTAAGAAAAGCAGGATCACGGGAATCCCCAAGCTTGACGACGCCAACTGGGCCGGCACTCACAAGTCTCACGATTGTACGCTTATTATCACCGAGGGCGACTCGGCGAAAGCCCTTGCCATTGCTGGTCTGAGCGTTGTAGGCCGCAACGCGTTCGGCGTGTTTCCACTCCGGGGAAAGCCGCGCAATGTGCGGGATGCGACGGTGAAGCAGGTGACCGAAAACGAAGAATTTTCCAACCTCAAAAAGATCCTCGGGCTCCAACATGGCAAGGTCTATAATTCAGTGAGAGAATTGCGGTACGGTCGTCTGATGATTATGACCGACGCGGATCTCGACGGATCGCACATCAAGGGCCTGGTCCTCAACATGTTCCACGTGTATTGGCCGAAACTGATCGAGCTCGGGTTCGTCGTGTCGATGGTCACGCCCGTCATCAAGGCGGGGCGCGTCTGGTACTTTACGGAGGAGGAGTTCAGGACGGCTCAGGGGGCCAGCAAGTTCCCTTCGGGAACTTCCGTGAAATACTACAAGGGTCTGGGCACCTCCACGTCGGCCGAAGCCAAAGAGTACTTTCAGAAGATTGAGCAACTGACGGTCGCTTTCGGCGCGGACCCGCACATGAATGAATCCATGACCTTGGCCTTCTCCAAAGCCCAAGCCGACGACCGCAAGGGATGGCTGACAAATCACATGGCGGCCCCTCCCGCGGGAATTCCATATGGGCACATCAAGTCCCTTCCCGTCACGGAGTTTGTGCATCGCGACTTGGCAAACTTTAGCGCAGAGGACATCAAGCGTTCGATTCCTCACGTGGTGGACGGTTTGAAACCGTCGCAGCGCAAGGTCATCTACGCCTGTCTCAAGAAGAACCTGACGACGGACATGAAGGTGGCGCAGTTGGCTGGATACATCGCGGAGCAGACGGCGTATCACCACGGCGAGGCGAGTCTACAGGGCACGATTGTGAATTTGGCTCAGAATTTCATGGGCGCCAACAACCTCAACCTCCTCGAGCCCTCTGGACAGTTTGGGACGCGGCTGGCGGGTGGCAAGGATGCGGCCAGCTCCCGTTACATCTTCACGCGGTTGAGTCCACAGACGCGCAAGATCTTCGATCCATATGACAATTCTGTTTTGAAATACGTGATGGATGACGGTCAGCAGGTGGAGCCGGAGTTTTACGCCCCGATTGTGCCGATGATTCTGGTGAACGGCGCGGAAGGTATCGGTACCGGATTCAGCTGCTACGTGCCACCGTACGACATCGAAATCATCAAGCACAATATCCAGTGTGCACTCGATCAGGTGGCGATGGCTCCGATGGTTCCGCACTTCAAGGGGTTCAAGGGCAAGGTGACCAAGACGAAGGATCACACATGGGTTCTTGAGGGCGTCGTGGCAAAGGAGGGGTCACAGCTTCACGTGACGGAGCTCCCTCCGGGTATGTGGATTCAGGATTTCAAAGAGCACCTGGACGCCCTCGTGGAGAAGGGCACTATTCAGAAGTTCGAAAATCACTCCACGGAAACCACCCCCGACTTTCGAATTTGGGGGGCCGACGGTCTGAAAGACGTCGGCCGGGAGCTGGGCCTGACCAAGACGATTCACACCTCCAATATGCACTTAATTGGACCTAACGGAGCGGTCAAAAAGTACAATAGCCCGGAGGAGATCATCGTGGACTATCTGGAGGTTCGGATAGGGACGTACAAGAAGCGCAAGGCGTGGCAGCTCAAACAGCTCGAGGCGGAGGTGAATTGGCTGTCTGAAAAGGCTAGGTTTATTCGCGACGTGGCGGTGACCCCACGTCTCCACGTCTTCAATGTTCCATTGGAACAGATTCACACCCAGCTTCGGCGTGAAAAGTACGACGAGACGCTGTGGTCGAAGCTCATGGATATCAAGACGTATCAGTACACAAAGGAGGAGGTGGCGAAGCTCGAAGCGCTCTGTACAGCCAAACGCCAAGAGCACGCGCATCTGAAGGCCCTGACTGTGGTACAGATGTGGAAAAATAACCTACGTGAAATCTAGAGATGGCCGAGCAGGTGCTTGACCTCGAACGCAAAGTACAGGCGCCGGTGCTCAAATTTTTCAAAAATCAGGTCCCCAAAGCTTTTGAAGATGTTCTCAATTTTGAACGCAAAATTCAAAAGGAAATTGTGAACTTGTTTAAAAATGACGTAGAGCCTCCTCCTCCCGTTGAGCCGCCGACCGCCGCCCCTGTCCAAGGCGTGAATGTAGTTTTGTCCCCGATAGAAGTTAACGGATTCTATTTACTTTCAGGTGGTGACTATGTGACATTTTACGCCACAACACTCAACCAGAAGCGAGAGTACATCAAAGAAGGCTGGACGGTGTCTGGAATGACGGGTATGAGTGGCCAACTCGCAGTAATGCCCGAAGGTGCCGACTTCAACTTGGACATGGGTTCACGAACGGCTCCAATTTCAGCGACTACTTCTGAACCTTATATTTGGTCGTTCAGGATTCAGTCGGATACGGAACAGTCCATCGCACCTTACCAGGCCGTCACGGGTGCTATTCTTTATCCACCTAGTCAGATTGATTACACGGCTATGAAACGGCAGGGACCTATAAACGGCAACTATACCGTCACTCGGAATGTTCTTCAGTTCAACTTTACAGATCCGCCGCCGAGCGGCTTCGGACCTGGATGGACCGTGGAAAACCTCACAGGACTTCAGCCCAAGTTTAGGGTCGTTTCGTATACCGACGAGTCGCGATACGTGACCGCCCCTAAAACCTTTTCACAGGGCAAATTCACATCGGCTGGCGACACTTATTTTCAGGTGATTGGGTTTGCAATTCTAGAGCCCCTGGATGGTACTGTACCGGAAAACACAGTTAGACCAATCAACAGTACAGGTCTCGTCAAGGAACCAGGGTTCTTGAGCACCTTTGTCCCCGCCAAGTTTACGAATTTTGAAACGGGCGCGTCGACGCAGAAATTTAACATAGAAATAAACGAAAGCGTACGGGGCGGCGCATCATCTTTTCAGCTCAGAGACTTGAACACCGGCTTCAAATACGAGGCTCTCGAAACGGGCCCTTTTGAAGACGTGAAAGGCCGCGGGTTCAGCTCGGCGTCTGTTTTGGCTCTCAACGCCATCGGGCCACAGGAAGATCATCTTCTTCTTGAAGATTTCACAAAGTCACAGTGGAACCCAGATTTCAAGAGATATACAAACTCTGTGATGTATCAGCGCGTCATCCCCCTCCCGCCGCCCAATCCTTCCTATCATAATCAGACGATTCAGTTGGAGCTCTTACCTACAGAGCTTGGCCACCTCTTGTCGAACATGTATCTCAAGGTGACGATGCCCGCCTTGCCCCCAGGCTCGCAGTATTCTGCTCAGCTTGGCCGCGCTCTGATAAAGCAAGTGGATCTCCTCGTCAACGAGACTGTCATCGAGACCCTCTACGACGACTGGTACATTATTCGTGATCAGATATTTCTGGATGCCGATGAACAGACTGGTATGTTTCAGGCTGTCGGTGGCTCAAACATCAACTCACAGGTCGCGACGGACTATATCATCCCCCTCGAGTTCTTTTTTTGCCGACGCAAGTCTCATAACGACCAAGACGATGAGCGCCTCCGTCGCCCTTACTTCCCTCTCTGCGCAATGTGGAATCAGCGGCTCTACGTGCGCTTCACCTTCCAGCCAAACACGTGGTGGTGCAACGTAGCCGCGCCCCATACGACCGACTTGGTGCTTCCCAAACTCGTGACTGAAGAAATTCTGCTTGAAAATGCGGAAAAGCTGTACTACACAAACACACCCCTCAAGTACATTGTGAATCGCGTCAAGAGAGAGTCTACCCTCACATTCTCGGCCGGAAATCCTCAGCTTCAGCTCACGGCATCCTTCCCTGTCCAAACACTCGCGTGGTTCTTTAGGAACAAGAATTACGAAGATGTTTCATCAGGTCTTTATTCAGATTCGCGTTACAATTACGGTTACACGACCCAGTACATTCAGACGGGTGTTCAGCTCAACTTCCCGTCGGGCGTCTCCAACTATGTCGACGTTATTGATACTGCTAAAATTACACTTAACAATGTTGATATTCTGAGCACGTTCCAAGGGTCGTTGTACTACACGTTCAAACAACCTTTGGAGCATGGACTTTCCATCCCTTCAAAGAGCATCTATAGTTATTCGTTTGGTCTCACCCCCCGTGAATATAATCAGGGAGGCTACCTCAATTTTTCAAAGTTAAATTCGCAGACCACGACGCTGACATTGGTTTTCAACCCGAGCTATGCAACGCAAATTTCCCAGGGATACAATCTGTATTTGTTTTACTATGGTTACACTCTTCTTGAGTTTCAGGGGGGGTTTGCTCGTCTTCCTTATGTTTAATAGATGGGACCTTCTCAAGGTATTCTATTATGCCATTTTGGATACACCATTTCAGAAAGTTGAGCTGTGCGCACGTCGTCGTGAACCCATGGAACTCGACGCGTTCCGTTCGACAAAAGGGGTCGAACAGTTTCTTACTGTACCCATCCAGGCTCGACTTGTAGGCTACGTGGACAGTGAACATCTTGCCGGTCGGCGTGGTGTACGTCACGTGGTTCGCCTTGGCGTAATTCGTCACGAACCACTCGAGTTTGCGTAGGGAGATGCCCCTGCGGTGTCCCAGAATATCGTGAAGTTTCTCACGATTCTCTGGTACATCAAAAAATTTAGAGAGGCTCGTCAGTAGCAACTCCGACTTGCTCATTGCTTTTTAGAGCTCTCAAATCTCTAACTAAACTTCCCAAGGCGCCTTGACCCTTTCGACGAGTTTAGGTTGCGGCTTGGGAACCTGACACTGGTGAAACCCACAGTACCCATTTTCGAGTGGTTGCTTGAGACATCGCTTCTTGCTTTTCAGAATTCCTTTACAAAATACACACTCTATAGCCGACGTGTCTTTCACAAGTTGCTCTATAGGCAACTGATACGTTTTGGCTATGAAATCCAACATGACCGATATCCGGAGCCCGACCCGGCGTGATACCTCCTCCTCTATGAGTTGGAGAATCTGCTGCTCCATTTTGACTTGTCTTTTCAGAGCCTTGAACGTTTATGTAGCCTTTTTGGAAAACATGGACAGAAACGCCTTTCGCGCCGCCACCTCCGTCGTGCTCTCCGTCTTGGCCATGAATTTCTTGTCGAAAATCAAGTCTGCACTGACGAGAGGTTCAAGAAGATCTTGTACCGGCTTTTTGAACTGGTTCGTGAAATAGTACTGGAAATCAAGCGGTACATTCTTCTCACGGACCCACGCGGGGTCCTCCGCCTTTTCGTACATTCTCCCTTCTCCCTTGACGATCACGAAAGGGACGCGATCGCCTTGCTGAGGCTCTGAACCTGGCGCTCGTGCCCTGATCTTGTCGCGGACCGTCACATGAGGCATCGGCACCTTGTACTCGGACGCCAGTTGCTTACTCATCAGCAACTTTTCTATAGGCACCTTTCCTTGAATCAGGGTCTTGGCGGCCTCCCTTGCCTCTGTGATGACGGGCGTGGGATCGCTCGACTCGAGAACCATCTCCAGAAGCTTTTTTAGGGTTTCCCTCACAAATGGACAGCTGTCGCGACGGACAACCTGTAGGCCCTTGACGTCAATCTTCTTGAAGGCGATCTGGCCCACCTTGTTTTTCTCGTACATCTTGGCTGCGTAGCGCTTCTTCGAGTACAAAAAGTAAGGACAATAAACCTTCTCAAGCTCCAGATCATTGGGCGCCTTGAAGAGCTTCGTACATTGCTCTGCGGCCTGTTCACCCTGCTCCCACGAGTAGTCGATCGCCTCTTGACCCTTGCGGCCCTGCACGTCAAACTCGACCATCACTGAGTCCGTGTCCCCGTACCTCACATTTGCACCCGGAAAGTTCGCCTCGACGTAATTCTTCGTCTCCTCGATCATTTGTCGTCCTCGCATCGTGACTGTACTTGCGATGGCGACGCACGGAAGCATGCCCTTCGATGCTCCCGTAAACCCATAGATTGAGTTCATACTGATCTTGTAGGCGAGTTGCTGACCGTTGTAAACCGCCTCCATCGGTGTCCCTTCTGCGAGGGCCATGAGCTTCTTGGCCTTTTTACGAAACGCCTTGAGGTCCATGAGGATCGTGGGGAGGAGAGAAACTATAGGTTTCTCTCCCGAGGTCTGCGCAAACCGATGAGGCCCGAACTGCTCGTATGTCACTCCTGGCAAGTTGTCGTACCGGGCGTTCATGACCAGCGTTGAATAACATAGGTTCTCGGCGCACATTATGCTCGGGTACAGACTCGCGAAATCCAGGGCTGTGATTGGACCGTAATACGCACCCGTCTGCGCTTCCAGGACCGTCGCACCTTCGTACTTGCCTTCGTCAGGACCGTTCGGCCTCCGGAACGTCGGAATGATGAAATTGAGCTCCCGGGCCTTCTTGGCCATTTGTGAAAACACCTTGATTTGCTGACCGCGCTCGCTCAGAAACGCCAAGGGGACCCAACACGCCTTGGCCATCTCCACCTGGTTCTGAATCTGGCACAGCTTCTCCATGAGTTTGTGAGGCAGGACCGTATCCTGAATACAGTACTCGGCCACCTCGCCTAGCTCAGCCGCGTCTCCATCCCTGTACCGTCTGAAAATCTCCTTGACCGGCATGTCGTTCTTTTGATCTTTCAAAAACCACTTGGAGACGTTGTTGAGGCTGTAGCTCTCCAGCTTGTGCTCACGCTTCACATCCTGAAACAGGTCGAAAACGTACCGGCCTTTCATGGGCACCATCTTGAGCTCGTTGTTTCCCAGAGCGCTCGAACTCAGATTCTTCTCCACGAGCGCCGCCACCTCCCCACGGATGCGGCCCCAGACGGGGCTCAGCCCGCAGTGAATCGTCGCTCGTACGATGAGAAACTCTAAATCGAAACCGAATATGTTCCACCCCGTGATAATGTCCGGATCGATTTTGATCAGGTACTTTTCAAATGCTTTGATGAGCTCCTTCTCAGTCGCGAAAGACTCCACGTCCGGTCCGGCAGTCTCTTTGAGACACAGGCACTTGCGGTCCAGAAATCCCTCTTTCCCAAACTCCTTGGTCGTCATGCCAATCTGGAACACGACGTCATGAGGGTTCTTGGGGTCCGGAAACGCTCCCGTACTCGAGTAACACTCAATGTCGAACGACATGATTCGTAGAGGCGCAAAATCGTCCCGGACCAAAGGAGTGATGAATCTCCAGTTGGGCGCCCACAGATTCACCTGGCACGTCGACTCGGCGTCAGGTTCACAAAGTCCAGGGTCGATCCATCCGGTCGATGTACATCCAGACACGTGCATGAATCGCAGGACTGGGTCGATGTTTGATTCGTACATCCGGCACCCGGCGAGTTCCGAGTGTTTGTTGTTGTCCACGCAATACGCAAAACTTCTGAGGGCCCTGTGCGATTTGAAAGTCACCTTCAAAAAGCGGGAGAGCTCGCCATTTTGGAACCCCCATAGATCCTTGCCGCGGTGAACCTCACACGACACGAGGTTGCGCCAAAAAGTGCTTTTGATGAATCCTTTCAAGTCCTTGTCCGT